AAAAAAAGAAAACAGAATATAAGGCTGCTGCTTTAAAAGCCAAAGACCAGCATCAAACGCTAATCTCGCTGTCCGGCTTCTCACACGATGTTGATGAAAGCGAACAAGAAAAAATAGATGCCATTTTTGAACAACAGAAAACAAAGCTTGATGTTGAAATAATTGACAATAGGGAGGTCTTGTCAACCAGTAAACCACTAGTAATGGAAAATTTCATAAAGACATTTGACACTAATTATTAAACAAAATAAACTCTCTAAATCAGATAGTAACCAAAAAACTAAAAAAAATATTATATTATAGTAATGTTTGGTATATGTATTTGGTATGAATTAAATCCTAAACTATGTATCAAGAAATAAATAAATATTTATCAACTAAATGTAAAGCTCAAATACACACGCCACATTTGACAGCTGAAAAAAAGTTAGATATAAAAAAGGCAAAAAAAATATATCAAATTATGTTCCAATTCGATTTTACAAAAATGGTAATATATATCAAACTAAAACAACTAATTTTTACAGTCTTCAGCAAAATTACATTGATTCAAATAAAAGATTATATCATGTATCTTTAAGCTATAAAGTTAATAATCCATTTTTACAATGTAATATTGATTATTGTAATACATTAGATTTACCTAATATTTAGTATAACCATATCATTATGGAATTGTGATAATGTTTATACTAAATATTGGTATAAAATTTGTTTGTAATTTTAATTTTCTAATTCAATGCGTATATCTTGATTACAATTTGGACATTTAATATTGTTTTGAAACCATTCATCTATACATTTGATATGAAAACTATGTTTACATTTTTTTATTTCCCTTACTATATCATTTTCATTTATTGGTTCTAAACATATAGAACATTTTTCAAAATCACTTTCTGATACATCTTCATCATATTTTTTAGCATATATTTCTGTATTTTCTGATATATTAAGGTGACTTATTACTATATTTTCTTCATCGCTACTATCCCTGTCTCTATTCAATCCTAATACCGATATTTCCATACTTCCAAGACCAACTGTTGGTAATTCATTAGTAATTAATGATGTTAAAAAAGATGTCATTGCTTCTCTAGATCTTGTAGATGGTGTAATTTGTTCTGTTGGGGGATTAGTTTGTGTCATAGGAACATTTCGAGATAGTGGATTTATTGGTTGTGTGGGAGGGTCTTGTGGTATAGATGTTGAATTTGTTTGGGGTACTGGATTTGCTGGATTACTAAATGAATATAATGGATTTCTGTATCTTGGTGCGGTTGGCGTCGGCAAACGTACCCTTCTAAGATCATTCATTTGCGCCATTAGTAGTGAGTTGCTCATAATATTCATTGTGTAATGAATATTATTTATGTTATCATTTATTCTGGAAATATTATCATTAATGGCTGTTAACTCTGTACTTTGATTCATATAGTAATTATGTATTATTTTTATTTAAAGATTTTTTCTTAAATACTTATAATTTATATATTAAATGGATAATGAATTATGTGGGCTTACAAATTTTGGAAATACATGTTGGTTAAATTCTGCTAGCCAATGTTTATTAAAAACGAAACTATTATCAAACTATATTATAAATGAATCATCTCATAAAATTAATAATACATTATTAGCATCAGAATGGCTAAAATTATTGAATGGAATTAAAGAAGAAAATTGTATTATAACACCATTAAGTTTGTTTAAATCTATTATTGTTAGTTCAAAACGAAATGGCTATATGTTTAATTTTAACAGACAAAATGATGTACAAGAATTTCTTCTTTTTTTTATAGATTCATTACACGAAGAAGTCAAAAAAAAGGTAAATATTACTATTAGTGGAAAAATAGTAAACTTATTAGATAAAATGGCATATGATGCTATGAAAGAATGGAAAACATATTTTAAAAATAATTATTCTCCGATTATAGATATATTTTATGGTCAATTAGTATCAAAAATAAAGGTAATCGATGAAGACATATATTCATATACATATTCACCAATTTGTTTTTTTAGTTTACCAATGTCAGAAAAAACAAAACCCACAATCTATGACTGTTTTGATATTTTTACTAAAAAACAACTATTGGATGGTGAAAATAAGTGGAAAAATGAAGATGATGGAAAATATTATGATATAGAGAAAAATTTGTTGGTTTGGAAATTTCCGAATGTATTAATAATACAATTAAAACGTTTTAGTAATAATGGTCAAAAGATAAATACATTTATAGATGTTCCACACACATTAGATTTACAAAAATATTGTGTAGGGTACGATAAAAAAAACTCATTTTTTTCATTGTATGCCGTGTGCAATCATATTGGAAATATGAATTCAGGGCATTATTTTTCATATTGTAAACATAATAATAATTGGTATAATTTTGATGACAATAGTGTGACAAAAATAGATTCTAAAAATATTATAAATAATAATGCTTATTGTTTATTTTTTACTAAACAATAAATTACACTATTTTTTGATATGTTGAACTTATACATTTAAAATGGTCTTCTTTATACAACATATCTTCATTTATATCATTCTTGATTGTATTTAATGTATATCATTTTCTTTCTAATCCATTACTTTAATACCAAAATCAACTGTCTTTATTCCATGTGTCAAACCATTCATGTCTTTTATTAACTAATGGTAGTAAAATGTCTCTATGAGCATTCATGTCTGGTGAAGACATTTTAAATTTACTTACATTTTCAACTTTAGAAACAATCAAATAGGGTTTATTTGGATTTTTACAAGCATTAAAATAAGATAACAGTTTAATTACTAATGTATCTCCTTTTTTCATTTTTCTAGCAGTATTCAATGGTCTATTTTTAATAGTTGGTAAATATCCAGTTGAAACTATTTTATCATTCATTAGTATTTTTACACTATTAGTTATTTTATTATCTGTATGAAAATTAGCCTTGTAATTCATTATGTTAAATAATTTACATGTGATTATTAATTTAGTCAATTTTAAATGTAAATATTAATTTATACGAATGATTATAAATAATATATTATTATATTATAATGACAACTGGAGCTATTATATTTATAGTAATAATTCTCATATTAGTAATAATTTCTGTTGCTGGTTATTTTTTAATGTCTAATGACCTGTTTGACAATATAAAACCAATAAATAATTATTACAATAATAGAAATAATAGAAATAATAGAAATAATAGAAATAATAGAAATAATCATGGATTTTACAATAGACCATTCAATTCAAATAAATTTAATAATAATAATAATAATAATGAATGTGTAGCAAATTCTGATAAGGAACAAGTATATCATTTAAGTGATAATATTTTTACATATGATGATGCTCAAGCTGCGTGTCGTGCTTATGATGGTAGATTAGCAAATTTAGATGAAATGATTGAAGCTTATAAAAATGGTGCGGATTGGTGTAGTTATGGATGGAGTGATGGACAATTAGCATTGTATCCAACCCAAACTGATTCATGGGAAGAATTACAAGATGGAACTAGAAAAAACCAGTGTGGAAAACCTGGTGTAAATGGAGGGTTTTTTAATAATAAAGAGTTTCAATTTGGTGTTAATTGTTATGGAAAAAAACCACCAGTTAAAACATCAGAAATAGAAAAAAATCCAATGTTTGCAAATAAATTAGATCCATTAACGAATAAAACCTCAAAATATAAATCAATGATAAATAGTGGATATATAAGAGTTGCACCATTCAGTAATGGTGATGAATGGTATAATTAATAATTTAAATAAAAGATAAAATAACATAATAGTAATAATATAATAATATATAGTAATAAAATAATTGCTTTTTGAGACTCAATATTGCTTAGTTTATTTTCAATTTCCTTTAGGTCTTGTGTACTTAACATTATTTTTCATTAATTAACTAATTTTTAAAATCAATTTTATTGAATTGAATATTTATTACTTATGTTTCACTTATTACAAGATATTCATTATTATTGTCTACATTGTAATTTACTTTTAAATCTTGATAATTAGTTTGTTCTTGATTTTGTTCTATTGATTCATCATAAACTGGATTTTGTACAGAAAAACTATGATTTGGTTGTTGTTTAGGTTTGTTAATTTTTATAAATATTACTGACAATATTATTACAATAATAGAACAACAACATACTACTACAGCTATAATTATTTTATTATTTTTACTTAATCTAAATGGATAATCATTTATTGTATCATAATTTAATGTTGTAGTGCTTGTACCACTTGTTGTAGTAGTGGTTGTACCACTTGTAGTAGTAGTGGTTGTACCACTTGTTGTAGTAGTGGTTGTACCACTTGTTGTTGTAGTGGTTGTACCACTTGTTGTTGTAGTGGTTGTACCACTTGTTGTTGTAGTGGTTGTACCACTTGTTGTAGTAGTGGTTGTACCACTTGTTGTTGTAGTGGTTGTGTCAAAATAACTATTTTTGACTATAAATTGGCTTCCTTTATTGTATCTATGTTCATAATTATTGAATAAATTACCATATAGTTCATTATTTGTATCTGATAACGATAATGCTTTACATTCATCTAATTCATTACAATCTGTTATTAAATTATCTATACATTTTATATCACATCGTTCATTTTCTATTTTAGATGTAGTATATCCATCATTATTGGCTATTAATGTATAGTTTGGAAAGATGTGTTTTTGTAACGCATATTCGCACCCATGCTCACATTTAGAGGATTTCATATCAAAAGAATCAAAAAAATCATCATCAAATAGTTCTAATCCTTGTGAACAATTACATGATTGTTTAGAATCAAATAATTCGCATCCATAATTACATGACAAAAAATCATTATCTTCTAATAAATTTAAATCACAATACATTCCGCAAGAAAAATCATAATTACAATCGTTTAAAAATAAAATAGTACCATCATATGGAATATTTATATTGTATGAAAACGGTGGTAAATAAATGCTTTTATTTTCAATACCAATTGTGACTACATTTAATGGGTCTTCTATATTATTTCCAATAAAATCTAATTTTATATAATTAACGGACATAGTATAATTTATAGTATTTAAATCATATTCATTTATAGATTTAGAACTGACCAATATTCCCAAATGCTCATATATATTATCATCGTGACTAATACTTACATTAGCTATTGTTGATGAATTTCCATATAATTGAATATATAAATCAGTCCCAACCATATCAATAATAGAATCATCTAAAAATACTAATGTAATAGAATCGTCTGGGTAAAATGATATAAAATTTTCGGTGTTGTTTCCTATAATAAAACTGAAATTAGAATTTTGAATAATAGATATTGAATTTACATATCCACCATGAGGACATTGAATAGTCATATTTTTATGTGTATGATGATAACGTATAGCTTTATCAACATATCCATCCCCAACATTATTATTAGAAAATAACGAAAAACTACCATTTAATCCAGGATAAAATTGGACACAATAATCTGGGACTATTTGTCTAACTAAATAGGAGCCTTCAGTTATATTATCAAATGTAAATCCAACATTATTTTGCGTTTCAATAAACGGTTCATTACTATCTAGTTCACCATTATGGTTTAAATCTAAATACACCGTTAAATTATGAGATTCTTCTAAATCGTTAAATATATTTGAATCCCATACAACAACTTCTAATGAATGATTTTCTAATGGATGATAATGATGTACTATTTTAGTATAACTATTACTATTTTCATTAACATAATCAACACGGCCTAGATTTGATAACATATTACAATAATTATCATCTATATTCTCATAAATTCCTAAACAATCATTATTAAAGGCACAATCATGTTGACATTGAGATATATTATTACTTGAATCTAAAATATAATTACTATTGATTGAATTGGTAAATCTATAATTATTTGAATATGATATATCATAATGAATCATTGTAGTATTGTCTATTACTATTTGTGAAAAGGTAGAACCAACTAAAGCTAATAATGATAAAGAAAGACTAAACATATAAATTATATATTTAGTATTGTTTTAAATAAAAATTTAATTATATAAAACAATCAGGATATAAAATAATAAACTATCTAAATAGTATGAAATTTGGTACATTTTCTACCATCCTTAACTATAATGAATATTCAAATTTAATGTTTGATCATGTAGAAAAACAAAATGTAGTACTTAAATTAACCTACGAAAATATAAAACATAATGGAGAAATAGAATTGATTCATTTTCTAAATAAAGAATCTAAATATGTGTGTAAAATTTATAAAGATAGTATTACTAAGATAAATTTAAATCCATTTATATATACATATTTGAAAAAAAGTTTAGATAAATATGATGATGACCGAATCTGTAAGCTGTTACGATATTCACGATTTAATAGTTATTTCATAGAGAATTTAGGCGAGTTTGATGTATTTGATAAAATAGATGATATAATAGTGTATAAAAAAAATATATGGGACAGCAACCAAAAAATAATCTTATTTATGCAACACATGTGTCAAACATTAGACTATTTAAAATCGAATAGTATTTGTCATTTTGATATAAAACCCGAAAATATTATGTACAATGAAGTAATACCAGATTTTGGATTGCGTTTTAAATTGATAGATTTTGGATTTGCTGAAAAATATCCATTTGATAATTATAGAAATAAAATAATTGGAACAAAGTATTATGTCCCAAAATACTATTCTAATTTAGAATATCCTGAATGGCATACTAAAATAGAATGTAATGATTGGATATACGATAATAACACATTAAAGCATTGTGTTATTATTAATAAATTGGACTATGAATTGATATATAAAACTGATATTTTTTCATTAGGAATGGTATTTATACATTTACTATATTATTTAAAACCAGTATATAAAGAATTAGACTATTCGATATACGAAACATTAACAGTTAATATGACACATTATGATATAGTAAAAAGGTATTCTTATATTGATTGTTTAAATTATTTGAATAATTTTGAATAACTAAATATGTGTTTATATATATATATGAATTGTGATTTAATACCGTATCATACCAAAAGAGAGTTGGTGTATAGGAAGAAGCGAAAAACTCCACATTTTAATGCTTCAACGTGCGAATTACATGGCGTTAGAAAAGGAAATGATGGTAATTATTATAAAATTGTTAAAACTGGGTTAATTAAATCTAATAAAAAATGGAAAAAATGTGGTCCAACTGAATATAGTTGTAAATCAGTATGTTCACAAAATTATACTTATAATCGAAATAAATGTAATAAAAATAATTCTAAAAAAAATAGTATATTAGGAAAAATGAAGAAATCTATAAAGAAAAAATTTAAAAAAGCGAAATTTATAAATATTGCTCAAGAACTATACAAAGATAAATTAAATGGATTAGAATTGGAACGTGAAGATGCTGACTACATTAGAAAAAATAATATTGTAAAAAAATACATAGCATCACATTTATCCTCTAAAAAAAATAAAATAAATCATGGTGATTTAATTTTTATAGGTTCAACTGAAGAAAATGGACCAGAACGAGGTTTTAAATATGTTAATTTAGAAAAAAAGAAAGGAAAATATGTTAAACCAGATTTATTTGAACAAGCTGATGTATTGTTAGATGCTGATTATGAATATATGAAAAAAAAAGATAAAATAGCATTAATAGAAGAATGGTCTAAAGATAATTATTCTAAAGATACAAATTACAAATCCGCTTCTAAAAAAATAGTTGAATTATTAGAATAACTAATTATAGTGTGGGGTTTCTTGTTGGATTATATTATGTTCTAAATTATCAGCATACAAGGGTGACAAAGGATAACCAATAGCAGATTCTATAAGGTCCACATATGTATCTTCTCAAACTTCATTACATTCCCACACATTTTTATTTCCTAATTCTGTTTGAGTATCTAAATTTATATTATATTTTCTTCCAATTTTTTTATTCGGATTTCATTATAATAACCTTCATATTGGTCTATTTCTATAGACATTTACTAAATATAAGTAGTAAATATATCGTTAAATGCGTTCATTTAAAATATTCAATTCGTTAATTATTATAAATATTTATTTATAATTTAAAATTGATATAAATAATAAATATTATTAATTCATTAATGAATGAGGAAAAAGTTCTAAATGGAATTATTGATGATAATATTCATTATTTTATAATAAATAAAGCATTTAGAATATATAAATTGAATTTTGTACAATATTTGGATGGAGATTTAGTGGATATAGAAACTGTATATGATACTATTTTGAAACAAGTAGAACATATAAATATTGTTGCTTCTATATGTAAAAATTGTTTAGAATCAGATAAAATAACGTTATTTATCGCACAATTTGTTACATATTTGGTAAATAAAAGAGATATCGGTCATTTGTATTCACTAATTAATAGTGATTTTATAAATTATATGACTACATTAAATTTGATTCCATTATTTGATTGTATAATAACAAACAAAGATATTATAGATTCTTATTTTGTAAACAACACATTGTACAAACCTACATTAACATACAAAATGGTATTGAAAATGTTAAAAAAAAGAGAATTAAGGTCCAACATACTTGAATACTTTTCAGAAAAAATAGAAAAATGTAAAAGTGATAAAATGATTAAATCAGTATTGGATTTAGATAATGAATATATAAATAGTAAAAATAAATCCGATGAATTCAATACAAATTTAGTCGTATTGTTGTTTCAGTTATGGTATACTGGAATAAATACTACTAAAATGAAAGATATTTCTGAAGAAAACACTAATTTTTTAAGTATTAGTTATTTTACAATACATCAATTACTAGAACATAGTTATTTACAGTTGTACGAAGAAAAACAAGTCCGAATAAATGAATTAAATAAAATAAAAGATTTAAGATCTACCTTAGATAGACATAATACTAGTAAATTTAATATATTAACAGATTTAATCACATTAAGACTAAAATCTATAAAATCTAATATAACTCACAAAAATACATTAATATTTTTACATCATTTTTATGAATTGAGTACATATTGGATAATACATAGAAAAAATAAAGATGAATGTGACAGTATATTAGAATGTATTCATTTATTTTACAAACATAATAAACTAGAATTAGATACTAATATGACATTGTTAATGAAACATACATTTAATGGATACAGTATAACAAACAACCCAAATATTAGAATAAATTACTTAGGATTGTTTCATAAATATATAATGGGTGTAATTAAATTAAATGAAAAGGTGGTGGCAATATCAGATTATGTGAATTTTGATAAAAATATTAATACAATTGTAATAGAATTTAGTCATTTATTTAACTATATTAAAAATGCGTTCAATAGCGATGAATTGTACAATATGCTATATCCAATGTCTATTTTATCAAATATATTAAATTTAACTATCTATAAATCAGATGATTATCGGTTTAGTTTTGATGATAATCGTCATACTAAATATTTTAAAGAATTAGTGTATAATAATATGAATAATTTTCAATATGTGGTAGATGAAATATTACAAGCAATGATAAAAATTAACAAAGAAGAAAATGGAAATAATGATACAACTGTTATCGAAGATGAAAAAATGGATATTAATAATTTAACTCTATATTTAAATATATTTTCCCAATTTATAGTTAAAACATCTAAATATTATAGCGATACAATATTGTGTGATGAACTTAAAAACTGTGTCATAAACATTATTGTGAATTGTATTAATAATTTAGCTACAAATACACAATCAAAATACAAAATTAAAAATAAAGAAAATTTAGATTTTTCACCTATAAGTTTATTAGAAACATTAAAAACTATAATATTTCATTTAATAACTAAAAAAGACAATGAAGAATTAATGCTAAAAATGTTGTCAATAGATCAAAATTATACTCATGATAGTATTTTGCGATTGATAACTATATTATCGAAACGTGGTAAAATAAAAACCATTGAGTTTAGTCATATAAGTTATTTTAATATAAAATTAAATAAAAAAAGAGAAAACGTTGACGATGATATTGAAATTCCGGATGAATTGTGTGATCCTATTATGGATACATTAATTGAAACACCAATAATGTTGCCAAATAATATTATTATAGATTATGAAGTTATAAAACGTCATTTGTTAACATGTGAAACAAACCCATTTAATAGAGATGTGTTGACATTGGAAATATTGGAAGAGTATAACTCAAAAGATGATATTAAAGAGAAAATAGATGTTTTCAAAGAAAAAATCAAAGAATTTAAAATCGAACATAATTTAATTTAAAGATTGGTTGTCCTATATTTGTAATGGAACTTGTTGAATTATCACAACATCAATGTTTTATATGTCGTGATTCAGGTAACATAATGTATAAAATATGCGAGTGTAATGATTCAATTATATGCGATGAATGTTATGAATTAGAATCTTGCCAACAAATGACGCAATGTGGAATATGTCGAAAAAAGTATGTGTTTGAGGTTGAACGTAATTATTGGGATATGCTAAATATATTATTTAAACATATTACTAAATATGGGGTTATATTATGTATTGAATTGTTTTGTCCAATATTTTTATATATTCAAGCCGATTATAGTGAGTTAAATAATGTATTTTTGATATATACCTTTTTTTGTATTACAATTGGAAACATATTAACATGGTATTTGACAGAAAAATTGATTCATAATGAAGAAAATTCTCAAACGTTTATGCTTATATATACTCCACTAAAATGTATCTATATTATGTTAATATTTATTATTATTCAATACATCAATGATATACACAAATTAAAATTATATGCTTATTATATTTTGTTATTTATTTATACTATGCCGCTGCTTTTTTTTTCTTCTATAATATTGTGTCGAAAGGGTATTAAATATAAAAAATATATTGATGATAACTCTATATTAAAAAAAATAAGTATAAAGGCTATTTTAACTAAATCCACATAGTGAAGTTTAAATAGCACCATTAACTACATGTAAATAATCAGATATAACATCGGTCATTATATCACTATCATTTATTTTGCTCATTGTACCATAAATACAAGGACTATATTTTATAGAGTCCATATTATGTGTTTTAATATATTTAATTACATCTATCAAATCTATTATAAATTTATCTATAATTTTCAATGTATGATATGAGGTTATACAAAAATGGAATCCATTTGGATTTTGAATCACATTTATTTCCCATTGTTTTTTTTTCAGTTCTTCGCTTATAATATTTATATTTAACGTTTTTGATCCAATTGCTACAATACTTAATTTAGGTTTGCCATAAACAAAAACATCATCTATAAGGTTTATCTTTTTCACTAAATGATTTTTTATTGTTATTATTGAATTGTAATTTTCGATATATTTAGATTTTCCATAATACATTAATGTTGCCCATGTTAGTGCTACAATATTACCACATCTACTACCAGCCATAGCAGATGATGCATAAATACCACCGCTCCATTTTTCATCTATAAAATATTGGTATTTCATCAATTCTTTGTTTTTATATAGTATAGATGATGCTCCTTTTGGACTATTGCCATATTTATGGAAATCCGCGGAAATGCTTGTAACACCATCTAGCATAAATCCAAAATTATAATCGCTAAAATTAATCAAAAATGATCCAATACACGCATCTAAATGTAGAGGTATTTTGTTATTTAATGCTATTTTATTTAATTCGTTTAATTGATCTATCAATCCAAGATTATAACTTGGGGTTGAACCAACAATTAAAATAGTATTTTTGTTAATAGATGCTTCTAATAGTTCTAAATTATACAATCCGTCTTGTCTGCAAGGGATTACTACCATATTTATGTTAAAGTAACTACATGCTTTAGTAAAAGCACAATGAACTGAACTTGATACTATTATCTCCGGTTTAGTAATATTTGTTGTTTTTTTAGAATGATCCCTATAGGTTTTACAAGCCATTAATATACTTTCAGTCCCACCACTTGTAAAAATACCACACGTATTTTTATCACCATTAAATAATTGAATCATAACAGATATACATTCCGTTTCCATTTTCCGAACACACGGATACATATTAGTGTGAAGTGGATTCGATTTATTGAAATATGGAAATAATGTATTTAGTAACATGTCTAAATCATTGTTGTTTGAATAGGTTGCTCCAGATACATATCCATTTTTATAATCTATAGTACCACTTTTCTCCATTTTTTTGAATAATGATATAATATCTGTTGAACTTGTACCTTTATCTTTTAAATAATTATATGCTACTATATGATTCGTTTGATTATCGAATTCTGTCTTTAAATCAGATATTATTTCATTTCGTTTTGCCTGGATTTTATTTTTGATGTATGGAATTTTTTTGACAGTATATTTAAAATAATAGCCTGAATTTACAACTATATCAAATACATGTTTCAATAAATGATATATACCATATAATTTTATCCAACTTATATTATGGATTGAACCCACATTTAATTGTACATATTTCACTAAAGCATGTTTTAAAACAAAATTCTTGAAACTGACTATTTCATTAGACATTATAAATAAATATAAACAAAAATCTATAAGTTTATTTAAATAATTAATTAGAAATTGACATATTACACTTATTCAATAAATAAAAATATTTTGTAACGTGATTTATTGATAAAAATTTAACTAATTACCAAACACATATAGCTTGATGATCAAAGTCTGTTGCGTCGGTAAAAACCATACATGATTTTTTATATGTTGTACTGTAACAATGAGAAACACATTTTTGAAATAATGATTCGTATTTTTGTCCAGTATTAATTGGTTTTGAACCTATAAGACCTGAATTATTAATTATATCTACCGAATCAGATGGTACTGGGATTTGTCCAAAATTTAATAGTTTTAATATTTTTAATTCTTCTTTAGTATACGATTTTTTATTAACCGCATTTAAATCTGCGACTAATGTTATTTTTTTAAAATTCTTTTTTTGTTTTTTTAAGAAATTAATTATTTCATTAGTTTGTTTTTGTCTAGATTCAGCTATACGGTTTTCTAAATGTGTTGTACAAATAAGTTCATCCCCTATTTTTATAGAAACCAAACATCTTGATTCAGGTTCATTAAACGATTTTTTTCCATAAGATTTCATTTGTAATACATAAGCGTCATCAGGTTTCGTTTTAGTTATAATACAATTTCCCCAATTTTCACCCCAAGGACATTCTGATGGATTTCCGAAAACAATATACTTATAACCTTCTCCAATAAAAAAACTTTTCCAAACCCCTTTAACATTCATTCCATCCTCCCCATAGTCAGCTTTCTTTTTTATGGCAAATTCGGTAGCAGCCTTATATGGTTGGGATATAGTATCGTCTTTTATTCCTGAAATTTCAACTACAGTTGCTTTACCAGATGCTAACTTATTATTCTTAATTGAAACAGGTAGTAATGCTTCTGATAAACAAATTATATCCGGATTATATTTAGAAATTATATTATATAATTTCGCTCTCTTTTCTTTATTTAATATATTATGGGATTTAAAATTCATATATAAAATAAGTTTTCCTAATCCATTTTTAGCATTTTTAATAATCTTATCAGATTCCCTTTTATAAACCTTTCCATTATTTGAATTAAATAATTTAAGACTTAATTCTCCATATTCTTTTGGTCCAATTTGTTTTGAATTTGTTAATATATCAGTTTTTAACGGGTTTGTAAAAATATAAGGTCTCAACAAGTTATTTAATGTTTTAGTTGTAATTTTCTTTGTTTTAGTTTTTATGTTTCTTTTATTAGTTTTTCTTTTTCCACCAAACATATATCTCTTTAAACTTAACATATAATAATATAACATATTTTATTTTTTTTTAAATACAAAAAATAAAAATTTAAATAAAAATTAATAAATTAATTCACACCAAGATTCTTCGTGTGTCACACTACATACATTTAGTACATCTTTATGAGATATCAAACAATTCAAACATTTTTCACGTGTTATATTTGTATTTGGACAATATTTGCGCAATGATTGATAGCATGTTAATGGAATGGATGGTAAAATGAATTTTCTTGGTTCCAAACTAATTTTTCCAAGGGTAGTGTAATAACATGGATGTACATTTCCAAAGCATGAACGCGATGAGAAAAATGTTTTTATGTTAAAATCTACTACATATAATGATCCATTGTATATAGGGTCATACATATTTACTATGTTGTCATTTATAGGAGTTGATTTGTTATAATTGTATGTTATAGTGATTTGTCTCAAACGAGGTATATAGTTATTAATAACGTGAATTCTATCTAATAATATACCATTGGTGGCATTTAAATAATAAATATAATTTGGTGTATTGATTTTCAATATATTTATAACATTTGGATAATTACATTCATTACAATTATATATGTGGGTACCATTTATAAATTCGGACCCACCCGTCATTTGTATAAATATAGCATCATTGTAAGGTTCGTCTAATTTTATGTTCCATTCTGTAGTAAATTGTGTATCACCATTATCAGATATATTTAGACTGTATGCTATTATAGTATTGTAATAATAAAATATATGTAAATTTAATGGTAATGATAGTTCCGTTCCAGAAGTGATATAATTTGTTAAGGATAATGTATCGCATTTGTTCAATGATTCACATACTTGTGTAGAATTAGACATCAAAAAATTGTATTCTTTTGCATCCATCTTTGAGCATGATATATTAAAATAAGTACAAAAATCATCTAAATTATCGTATAGTTCCTTTAAACTTATATTATTTTTATGAATATAATTTATATTTTCTATACATTGATAACATTCACTACTATTATATGGATAAGAACTGAAACTATTTATTGCGTGTGTGGAAATAAAAAAACATGATAGTAAAATAAAAAAACGATTCATAATATGGTTTAATTGTGATTACTCTTTAATATAATTTTAATTTAGATGAGTACATAGTTGAGGTTTATCAACTATCATAATTACTCTAGCATTTCTATTTGGAATATTATAATTATAGTTTAATGTTCCTTTGTGAGAATAATTATTTTTGTTATAATTTTCATCTATCATAAAAACATTATATCCAGATGATGGAATTACACGATAATATACTTCAGTAACGTAAAGATAATTATCACTAATTTTGTCTATTCTACAATAATTATTTTCAGATTGTCGGCTTTTATAATGTACAATATCACCAATCATAATATTTGATGGATTTGCTCTTTCATAACAAGTAGGTAGTGTATTTGTATTTATATATTTGTATGGTCTCATTATATTTATTATACATAACTAAATCATTAACTCAATTTTATAATTCTAATTCTTTAAAATATAACAAAAAAATTATTTACATTATATATAGTATGAGTGTATTTTCGTATAATCATGGAATTAGTATCAAATATTATATTTTAATAATTGGTGTCATATTTGTAATAGGTTTATTGTATAAAGTTATTTTGTATCATTTTACAAAATTTGAAAAAGTTATTACAGTACAAGAAAAATATACTAGATATAGACGAAGGTCATCAAATTACAATGTTGTAGATACAGATGGAAATATTTATCAAATTGGAAATCTTTGGTTCAAATTTGATTATAATAGAGGAAATGATTATGCTACTCTTAGAGAGGGTAAAACATATAAAGTCAAGGGTTATGGATATAGAGCTGGAGCATTAGATGCATATCAAACAATTTATGAGGTTGAAGAAATCTAATTTAGATTAATTGATTTTTTTTTTAATTAATGTTACTATTTATTAAATATAATATTATTTAAATATAATATTATAT